TCTTTCAGCAGGCCCATTTTATCGGCCCATTCTGCTGTGCCGTAGGCCATGACGTACTTTTCCACGTCGTTGTCCCATTTGTTTTTGACTTCGATAGGCAGTGCTTCGAACTGCTTCTTTGCGTCCTCTATGCGGTTGTACCATGTGTGGTAGTCCGTCGGCACGTCGGTGATGTCCACCATCTGTGCACTGTTCTGCCATTCCTGGCCGCCCAGCGCCGTCGGATCGTAGGTTGCTCTTTTGATGATGTTTTCGATTTTGGTCTCATCGAGACGGCTCTGGATGAGTGCATAGACGTCTGTTTCGCCGGTTTTCATCAACTCTCTGCCGGTTTCGGTTACTTTGTACTCGTATTCGGGTTCGTGTCCGTTCCCGGTCGGACTCGTATGTCTCGCGTGGCCGCTGTATGCGCTTCTAAATTCACTCATTGGGCTTGCCCTCACACACCAGCATTTTGGTGTTATCGATAATCTGGCCGGTTTCGTCCTCCATGGTGCAGATGTAGTGTAGCTGGAAGTCCTCCGGCTTTACACTGATAAAGCTGTCTTTGTTCTTCTGCTGGCTCTCAAAGAGTCTGCTTGCGACTGCGTCGTTCTGCTGTTCAAAGAGTCCGCTGCAGGTCTTGGCGACTTTGTCGTAGATTGCATAATAACGTTTGAGCATTACAGTCTGGTGCCTCCTCTCATGTTCTTTGGACTTACGTTGACGGCCTTGGTTTTCTTCGCCGTCTGGGTAAAGATTTTTTTGTCCTTACTGCTGGTCATCTTTGTACGTTTTGCCATTGCTTTCGTCCTCCTTGTCGTGTAGTGCGTGGTAAATTGCATCCAGCTTTTCCAGGATCTCCATCATGATTTTGATGGCGTTCTTGACTTCCTTCAAACCGATGATTGCCATTTGTTCAGCTCCATTTCTGCCTTTTGGTTTTTGTATTTGTATATTTCGTCTATGATGGCTTTCGCTTCATCTACAGTATACGTTTTTTTGAGCTGTCTGTAAAGCTTTTTGATGGTGTATTCATATTCATCCTCTGTTTTTGGTCCTCTGTATCCTTTGTATAGCTCGTAGTATGCGCGGTTGTCCATTGTTTTTGTCTCCTTTATATTGTTTCGCAGTCTTCCCAGTCTTCATCGGCTTTTTTAATTCTTTTTTGCTGCCTTCCTTTCTTTGGTTTACTTAATTATGCCATATTTTTTGGGGATTGTTAACAGTTTTTTACAGTTTTTTGATAGGTCATGCGCTAGGCGCGGTGCGCCGTGCGAAGAGCATGACGTGACTTTCCGGTTTCGCTCGCCGGACGGCCTTTAATAGTTTTCAACACTTTCAACACTTTCAACAGGTTTTCCACAAAATGTTGCACAAAGACTTTTGTGCATATTGCTAGACTTTCAACATTTCAACGAGTTTTCAACAAAGTTTTCAACTGCGAATAATCCTTAGTTTTCACGTGATAACGAAGAATTATTATCGTTTTCAACTTTTCCACAGTGCCTACTACTACTGCTACAACAAGTTATATACAATAGATGATGTTTGTGAATACACGCGCGTGCGTGCGCGTTTCGCGCGTGCGTGCGCGTGAGCGTGATTGAACCTATAATCTGCCTCGTACCTCGGTAGCCCCTACGAGGTGCGTATACGAAAGGGGTCTCCCGTGGCGACAGGAGACCCCTTCTTGTTTTTATGATGCTTTTAATTAGCCGTGGATAGCTGTGAAACTTGGGTGTGGGCCTAATCCTTCTCTTGATAGGATTAGGCCCACTGACACTATAACAGCCCTCTAGCTTTTTTAAACCTCTGTTGTTTTGTTGCTTCTTCCACCTTTGCTTCTTGTTCGATGGTCAGCCCTGTATTGCTCATTTTGAGCTTTAGCGCGTTGATTGCGCTTGACTGCCTTTTGCGTTTCGTTTCCCACAGATCTTCCGGATGCTCACTTTCGTACTTTTTATCAAAGTATCGTGGTATCGGTCTTTTTTTGCCGTTAAAGTATAGTCCATCATCTGTGTACATCTGTTTTTTGTGGCTTGTGTAATAGTCGTAGCCTAGACCGGGATTCCTTGACATGCAACAATAAGGCGGCGTTAAGCCTAGCTCCCTATATCTTTTGTTGTCGTTGCCATATGTCTTTTTGGTGACGTATCCTGCCACATAAGCCATTGTTTCCGGTGATGCCTCTGCAATGATGACATTGCCCATGCCCCAGATTTTGTTTATTTCTTCACTTTCAAAGTACGGATTATCCCCCCTTTTTTTCTTGAGGTCTGGAATCTCTAACCCATAATAAATTCCGTGGTGATGCGGTCTGCCCGTGTTTTCGCCGTATTCGCCACAATAAAAATATCTTAGGTCTAAGCCCCATTTATCGGACGTTTCTTGCTTTTTGCGCAGTCTTTTGTTAAAACGCACCATGTCCTCTTGCAGTAGGATTTGTACTACCTCCGGCGCGTCTCCGGTCGTCCACTGGTGTTTTGCGCCTCTTATGATTTCTCCGGTTGCTCTTACCATGCCCGGCACATACTCTTGACTCCATGTTAGTGTCAAAAACCATACTGGCGACAGTGTTTTTGACTCCATTAGCATTCGCGTTTCCCAGTCCTGCCGCTGTCTGAGTCTACAGCCTAGACATTTGCCGCATGGCAGTAACATCACGTCTGTTCTGTATGCGATGTTCTCATACGTTGCTGCTGGATCGTGCGCTCTTTCGCGGTACGTCTCTAAGGTCATGATAGATCCTGTTATGTTGTGGTCATTTGGATTGTATACCCTTATGAGTGGTCTTGCGCAACTCATTTAAAACTGCCTCCTCTGCTTCCGCCGAATCCTTCTTTATCTCTTTTGCCACTTGTTGCGGTTCGTTTGCCGCTGTTGTTGTTTTGGTTTAACCATTGACTTAAATCCGGGAAGTCCGTTTGATAGCTGTTGTAACCGCTGCTGTGCTGCTCTCCGTGCGAGTCTGTCCAAGACCAGCTTTCTGCTTTGGTTTTGCTGTAGTTTGCCACTGATCCGGAGATCGTCGGCATACTTGATGACTGCGTTCCGACGCTTGGCGCGCTTATGCTGCTCTGTCCAATGGTTCCTTGTGCTCCGCCCGGTGTACTTGCTCCGCCTTGCTGGTATGCGAGTATTGGATTCAACCCCGCTTTTTTCATGTCGGCCATTGCTCTTTGGTAACTTGTATTACTCATCCTTTCCTGCCATGCCCTGTTGGCTGCTGCCTCTGCCGAGTTGTAGGACATAGCTGCATCCTGCTGGATGCGATTATAAACGCCCTGCTGGATAGCTCCCAGAGTGTTTAAGCCCAGAGCCAAGAGGCTGTTCTTATTGTTTTGCTGACTCTGCATTCCCTGTGCTTGCTGGCTTTGCCCAAGAAAGTATTTTGCAAGCTCTTGCGTTTGTTCCATATTGACGCCGCTTTCACCGGTCATTGTTGACCCGCTTGCGCCTTGGCTTGTCTGGTATCCGCTTGAGCTTGTTGCTCCGCTGCCGGATGTGCCTTTGAGTGCGTTGAATATGCCCGTTCCGGCGTTTATGAGTGTGCTCACGCCACTCAGTAATTTTGCGCCTGTTGCTAACGCTGCTAAAATTGACATATACTAAAACAGCCGGGTTTTGCCCCGGCGTCCTCCTTTGTGTTATGGTTTTTTTGGTCATTTTGCTGGTTTTAATGATGGTCGATGAGTCCCGGAATACTGTAGACCGGCATGCATCGCGTTGTTTTGTTCATAAAGTAGAAGTCAGCGATAAAGTCCGGCTGGTTCTGTACCGCTAACGTCCGCTTCATTTCGGTGTCGCTCTGCTCCATCCATTGCGTTCCGAGGAATGGCAGGGATTTGTAGTCTTGTGCATAGTGCCATGCGTCGAGGCTTTGCGTTGCGTTGCTTCTGAACAGGCCCGTTACTTTGCTTGGCTTGTATCTGTAATCGGCCCATGCTTCTTGGTATCCAAATGCCATGTCGTCATTTGGGTTTCCTTCTGCATAGATTTCTTTGTTCAGAATTGCTTGCTCGCCGATGTTCGCCAGTACCGGCCAATAGTAGTCGTACCGGCCTTTACGACTCCACATGCGGTCGATACCTTGCTGGTACGTCTGGTCAGTACGGACAACGGCTAGACCCATGATAAAGCCGTGTTCCGTAAAGGACTTAGTAAACATAGGTTTATTCATCGTGGTCACACTCAGCGCCGCCGTGTTGCCCTGCGGGCTTGTGTTGTCGGTCGAAGAGGTCTGGATAACCTGTGACACGTTGATAGGCAGCCTGTATCCGCCCAGATACTCCGGAATTTGCATTCGGCTGTCGGGTGAGATGACTCCAAAGTGCTCACGCAATACCTCGCGGTATCTCGTGCCACCTCGTGCATCCTTTTCCAACAGTTTCTGGATTTGGAATGCCTGTCGCAGCTGGTTGATGGTTGTTGCATTTACGCTTGATAGGTCTGCGCCGAGGGCTACTCCCCTGTAGATGCTGCCGGCTGTATTTCCCACCGCTAAGCCTTTGTTTGCTGTTGGCCCGTCGCCCGGATCCCAGTAACTCGCTTGATATGCCCCATTTGTTGCGATAAGCCCTGCATCGGTGAAGATTTCTTTCATCTTGGCTGAATTGGTTGTCACGTCTCCTGTGGCGGTGTTATATAATCCGATTGGCGCGCTCCCCGTTATCGGGATTGTAATTGGCTCGCCTTTCTGAGGTTCTGGCAGCGCCCCGGTGTAGTAGTCGAACACCTTTGCCGCCTTAAGAGGCTTTGCCAACGTGATTGCGCTGTCGTTGGTATTACTGCCGTCGTTTTTGCCGGTCGTGGTCGCGTCCGTCACCTCTACGAGAGTCGGCTGTGTGACGTTTTGGTTTCGAAACCACTCGTTGTAGATAAGGCCATAGGCTCGGCCCGGCAGAGCGCTCACGCTTATTTTCTTTACTTTGGTAGGCAGACCAAGATAGTCTGCCAAAGTTCCTTCTGCCCAACCTTCTGCAGGTGCTGTGACCTGCGGGATGCTGTATTCTGTTTTAGGCGTCCATGCGGTTTCCTTGTTTTCCCCCATAAACTCCTTCCAGTGTTCCCAGAGTAGCCGATTGGGGACGAAGAAGAAGTAAAAGTCGCAGAAAGCGTTGTCCATCACGGGAAAGATGGGTGTTGCCATACGCATGACACAGGCCATGTCGATTTCGTGCGTATCTCCGGGTAATACCTCATCCAGATAAATCGGGATGAGTTCGCCGGTGTTAAAGGTGGTTTTGTTGTCACTGTTGCGCTGGAATCTGCTTCGGCTTACTCCTACCTGTGGATTCTGTGCAAAGTTGTATTCACTGTTGCGGTTCACTCTGCTGTCTCCTTTTTCTCTGTCGTGTTTTCAGCTGGCTTTTCTTCTTTCAGCAGGCCCATTTTATCGGCCCATTCTGCTGTGCCGTAGGCCATGACGTACTTTTCCACGTCGTTGTCCCATTTGTTTTTGACTTCGATAGGC